CTAAGTCAATAGTTAAAGATGTTTCATCTTTAACCTTAATAGTTTTGGTAACCGGTAATCTTAAAGATCCTTTTTTCCAACCATTATCATATTCGTCAAATCCATAATTATAAAGATAGTAATAACCAATCATTTTAGTTTGACTTGGTAATTCACCATGTACATATCTTTCTGTTCCTTGATCCCAATTAAAAACTAAATTTTGATAATTTTTATTCAGAAGATTGTCTGTATCAGCAACACCATACTTTGTATTAAATCCTAATTCTTTATCTGTTCTTGTTCCTTCAACATAAGAAAATATTTTATTTCCTGCAAATGTTGTTTTAGGAAATATAGATGCATCACTTAATTTACGATTTTGATCATCCCATAATTCAAACAACGGTGCTTGGTTAGTTGTTAATTTTCGTTGAGCTACTACCCAGGTAGTACCATTATAATATAATTCTCGTCCTTGTCCGGGTGTAGGTGGAGTAAAAGGTGCTTTACCAATTGGTAAAACTGTTTCCCCTATTGAAGGTGCTCCTGTTCCATCTCGAGAATCTGTAACTAATGTTAATGTAACACTAGTGCCCACACCACCTATTGTAAATATTTTATTCTTATATGTTGCATTAGTAGCATCAAGAAATAAAATTGTATTATCATTTGAAAATGTAAATCCATCTATTATAATACTTGTAGTGCCTACAAAAATATCAGGATCAACAATATTACTTGTAAAATATGTAATTGGACTTCTTGCAAAATCTCCATAATTATATAATTGTATATTACGTTCAAATTCAATAATAGGACGTATAGCTTTACGTTTTTCTAAAATAGTTACATCAATTTCCTTACTAAGAAATGTTAATACATCATTAATAGTATCAATATGATACCATTGATTTATACGAGACCAAATACTTTTATCTCTAGCGCCACGTTGTACTACAATATATTCTTTACGGTTTGCTACATGTTGGTCTATAGAAAAATCTATATATGTAGCAGGAGCAACCGCGCCTCCAATTATATCCCAATATGCTCTTTCTGTTTCGTCTATAGATGCAGTAAATGTATAATCACCCATCCATGGTGTAATAGATAAATCTATTAGAAACATTTCTGTTCCTACTCCTTCGACAATAAAATGTTTGTTTGCAAATGTTGGGTGGGCACCACTAATAGTGGAACCGAACTTAATTTTCATACCGTTTTGTAATCTAATACTTTTTGTTCCACTTGTATGAGTATAATATGCTTTACCTACAATTTCTGTTGCAGGATCAAAACTACCATCTATTTCAATAGTAGGAAGTCCTGCTTCAAACCAATAATATAAATTATAGTTTAAAAATTTATTTTCTGATATAGGAGGCCGCCATGTAAAATTTTCTCCTTGGAAAAATCTATTATAATCAAACGAAGTAGCATCCATTTCTTCAACGTCGCGGCGCATATTATTAAGAATATCGTCATATGTTATATGTAATTTAGGTTCGTCTATACCTTTATAGTCACTAGTAACAGCAGGATCAAATTGATATTGATTCTTAAGTGTAGAATTAGCATCGTAATAAAGATCAACACCGTTGTTTACTAAACCTTTTTTACTACCATAATAACTATTTGCTCGTATTGCACTACCGTTACTAACTAATTGATCCAATGTACCATCTAAAAACTTTTTATTAACATTAGATTTTAAATAATCAGGTAGTTGTTCAACGGTTTTTCTATAGCCGTGATCATGTCCTGTTCTGCCAGGAATAGTTAAATTTTTATCGACTGCTGTTGCAGTTGATTTAAAATCTTTTGTCATGTTGTACTAATACCTATTCTTAAATTAGTTGCTGTAATTTGATCTATAATTTGCACATCAGCAACCTTTGCAGAACTTATAAAAAGTTCATCAGGCTCTGGTGTAATTTGAAATAAATTACCAAACAATGACGGAGCATCTTGCGGTACTATAACTATAGAAGCAACATCTCCGGTCATTTCTTTATGGACGTACGTACTCAATTCTGTAAAATAAAATGTCTCACCAAAGTCCCAGTTTTCTATTGCAAAAAATTCATTAATTTTTTCTATTACTTTGGCTCTAACTTCATTATCTGTTAAAGAAGTTCCTGCTGTTTTTACAACTTTAAATTTTGCTCTTAATCCATGATCAGAACTTATTCCAAATAAAATTTTATATTTTGCTGGAAAATATAAAATATGATCACTAGATGCTTTGTATTGTTCTAGAGCGGCATAATCTATTTTTAATTGTGCTGGATTAGCAGGAAGCGGACGAGTTATTTCTTTACCGTCGGTTGTTAACCACGTTCGAAATAATGTATCATATGTGCTTGTTAATATATATGTTTCTATAATATTAGTAACACTAGGATCTATTCTTAGATTTTCTAATGCAACATGCTTCCATTGGAATTTTAAATTCTTTCGTCCTGGATGTGTTTCTACTATTACATCACCAGTTTCTGCTGGTATTGTATAATCATTTTTATCAAATGTTTTTGTTGTTAAATCTAGTGTTGTTGCTCCAACTAGTTCAGTAAACATTTCTGGATCGTTAGGTACACGATCATTTTCTGGATCTGCTACAGTAATAATAACTTTAGTAGGATCTACATAACCGTCTGCAAACACAAAGTTTTTAGTAATTTTAAAATTAAAATCACTAATAAAAGGTACAATATCTGCTGGTTTATTATTAATGTTTAATACAAGTATATCATCTCGTTTCTTTTTAAGTGTTTGACTATCTAATAATTCTAAATAACGAGTATTAAAAAATCTAACATCCAATTTACTACCAAATACATATCTTGTAATTCTACTAATTAGGGTATATTGATTTGTAGTATATTCTACTTTTACTAACCAACTATTATCAGAATTAGTATTTGTTGTATCTCCTGCATTTGTTAAACTAAATGCACTAGTTCCTAAATTAGTAGCAGTAATAACATGCCATGTTCCTAATAGATAATCATATCTTATACCAAAGTTTGTTTTTAAATTTAGTTGAAGAACAATTGCCGACACCTCTGTACTTGTAAATGTAGAATTATATCGAGGTAACACTCTTTTAATAATAATTCCCGGACTAGCAGTATAACTGGGCACAATTCTGTTTAGTCCAATTGTGCCTTCTCCATATACTGTTAATCCAGTATAATTTCCGTTAATGTCCAATACACCTAACCCACTACCGTCTACTGTTAATATAGTTGCCCATATAGTTTGATGTGTGTCTACTGGTTGTGTAGCACTTGCAATCAAAGTAGATCCATCATTAGAGAACCAATATCCTGTTGGCGCTTCAAATTCTATTAATGCACCTTTCCTAAAATGCTTTGTATCTATTGTACTTGTTGCTCCCACCTTTTGTACTACACTACTCAAAGTAAAAAAGCCAGTACTTTGATTATTATTAGAAGTAGCTTTATTCCATGTAATACCAGATGTTGTAGCAGTTATAATTGGAAATTTATCATAGTAGTAATTAAGTACTTCATCATCTTTGACATAGTTAACAATATCTATATCAGTAATTTCCTGTGCAGTTTTAACTGAAGGTAATAATATAGTAGAACGATTTTCTTTATATTCTTTATATATAAATCCATCATCACTATATATGTCTAAATCTTTAAATGTTCCTGTTGGATCATTAATATCGCTATAGCGACTATGTCCACTGTGTGTTCTATTAATTGCTCTAATTTTCTTTATGTTTGCCGCATTTGAATAAGGGTAAACAGAATAATCTTGCGCCGTAATCATTCTATCTTGTGTTGCATATACTAGCGGAGCCGCCAACTGAATGTCTGCTATACTTTGACTAGTGCTACTGTTACTAACTGTAGATTGTAAACTTACCAATAGTGTTAATGTTTCAGTTAAACCTGCTTTAGTTGTATATGGAATGGATACTCGTTTTTCTGTCACGTCCACTGGATGAACAATTATATTTTGTCCTGCACTTGTTCGATACCAAACTCTAATTATATCAGTAGGAACATCACCAAATCTTCCATCAGCAAATTTAACAGTAATTTGATCTTTATCACGTGTTACAACTCTAAATATTCTACGAATATTTTTTTGTAATGAATTAAAAGCAATATTATTACCTACTAGATTATCTACCTTTGCCCATTTTTTTGTTATAGTACCTGCTTCTGATATATTTTGCACCCATACATCACCTTCATTGATATTATCTATACTAACATCTAATGTTTGATTTTCAATAGGTGTTTCAATTAGAAAATCAGCATTTGCTAATGTTCCTTCTTTAAACATTACAAAAAATCCGGTATTTGCAGAATCTATTCCTAAAAGATCATCACGATATAGTATTCCTAAATTACCATTTGGATCGGGGTTATCTTCAAGAACAGCTTTTTTGTCTGCAAAGTCACAACTAACAATTTCTAAATCTGTTGCTATGTTACTAATCATGGCTGGTACAGAGTATGTAATATCATTGGGGGACGGAGTATCAACAACATATCTTTGAGTTTTAATACTATCAACTGTACCTTCATTACTCGGTGTACCAAATTGATAATTTGATTCAAATGCACTGTTAATAACAGTTATAAATTGTTCATATACATCAGGATCTGTTATAGCATCCCATCTAACCATAACATTTTGTAGATTTTTATCATCTGAATCTGTAAGTATTTCAGATGTTTGAACTCCTACTATTTTAAGTAACCCGTGTAGATTAATATTTCTTTTAGGATTATAACCTAAAAAGTCTGCTAAACGTAAAACACTTTCTTTTCTTTCTGCGGTTGATAGAAAATTTTCTCTAGTATTTAGATCAATTCTAAATGCTAAATTATGTCCTAAAAACGACATTAAATCTATCAATGCGATAAATTCACTTGAACTAATCCAGTCATTATAATCTTCTGGATAGTTATTTTTAATGTAATTTATCATTGCAGCTCTAATAGTTTCGTAATCATATGCTTGAAAATTTGAATTTTGGAAACTTTCATATATTACTTGATAATCTTCAGCTGCAAAAAGGTTATCTTGTCTTACGTTTTGTGCCATTAGTTATTCACCTTTATTAAAATTCAACAGTAGCATTTTCGTCAAATTTTATATTCAATGTTACTGGTTCTGTTGTAGGTACATATGTAAGAGATACTTCTGCATCAATTCCTTGTTCTTGCGATTCTCTTACTTTAATACTATTATTTTCCCACCTAGGATCTTTTGCTACAATACGAGCTAAATCCTTTTTAATCTCTTCTTCGGAACTATTTGTAAATGGATCAAATAATATGTCCCATGCAATGCATCCAAAAGTTGGAGACATTACTCTTTCACCTTTACGGGTATAAATTTCATTTAAGAGATCTTGTTGAGCAATATCTCTATCATGTAATATTTTTGGCAAGGATATATTGCCTATTGTACTATACCCTAAAAATTTATATCGCATAATGTATGTATTTATAGGTTTATTAACTACATATATAATGAAGTTATTATGCAGCTCGCTTTGTTATTGTAATTAAATCTTCTGGCCAATCAATGTAAGGTAACCAATGATGATGTATACTAATTGGCCGCTTTTTAAGTAGTTTAACTATATCCCAATAAGAAGGCATAAACGAATTATGCCCAATAGGTATTTCTTTATCACATTTAATTTGGTTACATGGTTTACAACATGTAACAACATTTTCCCATACAGAGGCTCCGCCTTTACTTCTAGGAATAATATGATCTAATGTAAGTGTTTTATTATCAGGTTTAATACCACAATACTGACATGTATAATTGTCTCTTATAAAAACATTTTTCCTAGTAAAAGGAATTGTTCTTTCAAATGATATATATTTTTTTAAAATAACAACAGATGGAACTTTATAAGCAACCTTTGGTGTATGCACAACCCAAGTATCATATGTATTAACTACACCCATTGATTCACTAAAATAAGCCTTAATAGATATTTGCCAAGGGACCGCACTAAACGGTGCTAAACAAAGAGGATTGCCGTCTGCATTTAATATTAAAGAATCACTCATGCTGTTATAACTGTGTTTGCCCAATCCCATGCTTCATTCCACTGACGTTGCGTACCTGGATTGGGTCCTCCTTGATATGTTTCTGCCTCCCACTTGGCAAGAATAGCACCAACTATAATGGATTTACTTCTATCTGCCAATGTTGTAAGTATAATTTCTGTGGTATCAATTGACTCTGCTTCTAAACTTTTTAAAAGACCGGCAATATTAGTACTAGATTTATATATAGTCAATGCTTCACTCCATGGTTTACTGTTAAAATGATCACTAACTCTTAATAGATAAAATAGTGCCGCCATGCCACCTTCTAATGTTTGAAATCGTACTAACTTTTCATCAGTTGTGTTAATTGTTTCATAACCCAAAGCACCAAATTGATCTTGCCATGTATTTGCACCTGTTAAAGAAGCAGGCCACATTCCTCCAGGATTATTATTTCTAACAGTAGGAGTTCTACTAGTAGGCCCATTAAATAAGGAAGTTGTTTTTTCGACCAATGTTATTGCTTTTTTTCGTTCTGCAACTGTTAATCCTTCATTAGGAAATTCTCCCAATTCTTTAAAGTAAGCAGTTGCTATTTGTATTTTTTCATCTGATGTTGCTCTAGGATTTTGTAAATTACGATTAAGTCTATTAAGTGCATTTATTCTTTTATTGTCTACATTTAATTTTGGACTATACCTACCTAATGCGGCAATCATTCCTGCATTCATTCCTAATCCTGTTAACAATTTATTGTTTGCTAATTTATCTGCCAGTCCATACGACTCATCATTTAAAATTTCATTAATACAAGAATATGTTATTTTATTTGTTAATGTAAAAATTGCATAACCAGTTTTTAAAGCATTAAGTGCTAATGCATCATAATAATTTTGTGTAATTTCTAATCCTGCAGGTAGTTCTCTTGCAAAAACTTTTTGTATAGTTTTTGTAACGTTATCTGTATATACTTCTCTTGCTAATTTTTCTGTAATGCCTGAAGACATTGCTTTATCTTTTGCATCATATACTGTTCCATATCCTATAGTATTACCTATAGGAACAATATTAAGTTCAGTAGTTGCTAGTAACACACCTATAAGTAAATCACTAGGTGCATTATTTTTTACTGCTATTTTAGTAGTAATATCAACATCGGGATCTATTCCTAATAAATCTCTACTATCCCAATCTTTTTTATATTCTTCTGGTAAAGGCATTTTAATCGTCCACCGGTGCGTCTGGATCTAGATCATCTGTTTCAGTTGATATACCGCCATATGGATATACGTTTGTTGGCAGTTCTATCCAATGCTCTTGCCATGGTTCATGTTCTGGTACACGATTTGCAATAGATTCTTTAACAGTTATATTATGGGGCAAAGGAAATATTTCAGGCACTTCTGCTTCTGCTGCCTTTGGACCATTCATATCGATACGTTGTGCAGTTTCTTTATAATCGCCGGCAATTAAAATATTACCGCTGCCGTCTGCTGTTACGTTATAATTTTTAGCTGCCGCAAGTTCAATGCTACCTGTAAGTGCTTCTACTTTAACACCTCCAGCACCTAAACTTTTAATATCTATTTCATTTACTGCTTCTAAAGATATTCTATCTCCTGCTCTAAAATTAATAGATTTTTCAGAATTAATAGATATATCTCCCGAACTATAAACATCTATTTTACCGTCCCCTTCATTATCACTCATTTCTATCCATGTTTCACCATCTGGAGTAATAATATAAATTAATTTTTCTGTATCATGAAATAATATTTGTCCGCCGCCTGCTGTACGTAAACGAATTAAACTATTATGATCTCCTGGATAACCTGGTCTTGGATTCCA